TATTATATCGTTTAAAGTTGTGTTTTTTATAGTTGCTGCTCCTAAAAGTAAAGAAGATCTGTAATCGTAATAAAGTTGATATTTTCTGGGTTCAAAAAAGACCGTATCTACTTTTATGGAATCTATATAATAAGAAGCATATCCTTCTAAGGTATTAAAAACAAATGCAAAATTGTGCCAACCCGGAGGCAACGAACTTACCTCATAATTCAATGAAAATAACTGTGGGCTGTTTCCGTTTGGTTCTGCTATTTTAAATTTCCAAGCAAGATTTTTATTACTACCTTCAAACTTTCTTAGAAATTGATATCCCGTGAAATCTCCTTTTGCATAAAATTCTAAACTTATGCTTGGATCAGAAAGTAAGGCTCTTATATCTAATCTGGATAATAAATTTCCGAATTCATCTATTATATAAATTTCATTATCCCTAGTATCTAAAACTATTAAATTATCTTCATATACTATATCTTCTTCGCAAGAAGAAGCAGATTTTGGAACTTTTACAAAATTCATATATCTAAAAATTTCATTTGATTTACAAGGATCAAGTTTTCTAGAGGAATTTTTTCCTATTCTAAAATTAAATTCAAAAAGTCCTGTGTTGGGATTTAATTTTGTTATACTATCTTGATTGTACATTAACCATATGTTGTTTTTAGAATCGCAAGTTATCTGTTGTGTAAATCCTATATTTGCAAAAATTTGTCTATTTTTGTAAAGATTGGATCCTACTACTTCCCATATGTTGTTTTTATTATCTATAACAGAAGCGTTTCCATATATTGGAACTACTTCGTTGTTTAAATTTATTTCAATTCTGTTTACTCCAGAATTAGAAGGAAATGTTGTTGCTGAAATATAATTTCCATTAGAATTTACTATAGTATATTTCTTTTCGGTATTATCATAAAAATAAAAATTTTGATTTCTGTCTATTTCTATTTGATCTACATTAGAAATATTAAAAGAAGAAAAAGTAAAATAATTTGTTATATTGTTTATTGGATTATATTTTACTGCTTGTTTAAAATTTGTATCAAACGTCCAATATGAATAATCTGGAAGTCTTTGTATAAAATCATATTTTGATTTGAGGGCGGATAACTCTCTATACAATAAAGGTATTTCTGATAGTTTTATGAATTTGTAATTTAAATTATATGCAACTGCAGATCCTGCATTTGTTATTGTTATCAAAGGGGCATTTAAAGATCCTTGGTTTATCAAACCAAATCCACTCTCATAATAATTTCCAAAAATTTGATCTCCGTATATATTTCCCCAATCTTTTACGTTTATCCAAAGAGATGTTGTTAATTTGGAGTTTTGTAATAAAGAAGATTTAGAAGGAAAAACTGCATGATTGTTTCCATCTAAAATCCAATAATTTCCTTTGAAATTTGAAGGGTTGTTAAAAAGAACCAATCCATTATTTTTGTATTTTGAATCGTCTAATAAAGGAGAAGATAACCAATTTGTTATACTTAAAAGTTTTGAACCTAATGGGTTGTTTACATCATCATCTAAGTATTTTATAAAATTTTTACTAGTTTCTTTACCTACTCTTGTATAGTTGTATAGTACGCCGGGTTCAAGCACTATAGAAGAAGGAACATCGAAAGTGTATGGTAAATTGGAAGATAACTTTGGATTATATACAAATGCTTTTGCTGTTAATGCTTCATCTAATGTATAATACGCAGCATTATAATATCTATCTAACCATATTTTATCTCCCAAGTTACTACCAGAAAGCCAAGAACATAACCAAGTTCTGTCGTATTTTGTTATTGTCTTAGGTTGTGGTGTATTAGGTATTATTTCTTCGTAGTTTTTTCTATAAACCGATAATCTATCTGAAGTAAATGGTATTTCACCCGCAGTTGCTCCGTCTTCTATTAAACCAGAAGAGCTTATTGGGGTAGATTCTGAGGTAGGAGGGAAATAAAATATATTTTCTTTGTTTACAAAAAAATCAAATTCTTTTGTATCCGCTTCAAATCCTAAATAAACTCTATCATATCCTTTATTTTGGTTTGTTCCCGTATATATTTTATTATAAATTCTTCTAATAGAGGGAGATTCCGAAAATAAAGGATTTGAAGGAGTGTATTGGTATTCTGGTGTTTGATAATTTTTTAAACCGTGTATTTGCAGTAAATAAGAGCAATCTATATCTGACTTTATAGGATTTTCTATTGGTATCAATCCCAAATAATTTTGTGAATATAAATTATTATTTGAAAATTCATAATCTATTTCTATTTTATTTTGATTTGTAATTGGTGTTGTTTTATATTTTGCTATATAACTGTCATAAACACTATTAGAAACTTGAAAATTTGGTTCTTGGTATGATGTAAAATATAATACAGACTCTTGTGGAATTGTTTGATTGAATGAAAAATTCACAGAACTTAATACAAATACATTGTTTGTTCCTTTTGTTACTATATTAGTAAAGTTTGTTCCACCTTTAAACAAAACTATATCACTACTTCCTAAAAAATAATCAAAAAGTTGTTCTTGTATATAAGGAAATTCTTGTTCTTTAAAAGTTAAACCGTTAGAACCTATAGAATCTGCAGTTAAAACGTGTCCTTGTTTATTTTTTACTATTACTTTGTTATTATTTTCAAATAAAAAGGTTAAACTGTTATTGGAATTTAATATATATTCAGAAGTTTCTAATAAAACTGTTGGATTATTTGGTAAAGAAGAATTTTGATTAAATATAGTTATTGTAAATTCATTATTAGTTCTTAAAGGAGATTCTATCTTTTTAAGAGGTTCGTATATATCTGGATTTTTATTATTTTCTAAAAAATAAGAATTATAGTAAAAATTTGACAAAAAAGTGCCCGTTTTTCTATTAAAACTAAAATCTATGGCATTTTGTAAAATATTATGAATATAAAAATAAACACCATTGTCAAAAAATACTGGAGTTTTTTTAGATTTAAATTGGTCTCCTACTATACTAAAATCTACAGGTCTCCAGTATGTTTCTGATAATCTATTATATATGTTAAAAGATGCCATTAATTATATTTAGAGATAAATTCAATTTATCCTTGTAGTAATTGTATGTAAATACCGGAAATACTGGGTTTTTGTGTATTTGTAAAGCCCGACCAAGAACTTACCCTTTCTACATAACTATCTCTACTTAAAAGCCCATATCCTGCTTCATTTTCTACTATAACATCCAAATAAGAATCATATGGAAACGTTTTTGATTGTACCGAATATATCAATTGTTCTGGAATTTCAAATATTAAAAATTTATCATCTATAATTGTAAAAGATTCAATAACATTTCCATAAAATCCTAAATTTTTTGAAGACAAATTTGCAATAGAAGAAAATGGGTTGTAAAAAGAATAATTTAAATTTTCAAAAATACTTGTATCTGAACCACTTAAATAAAGATTTGATATGTTAAAAAAGCTTTTGCCTATTATAGATACATTTTTTACTTGTACAGAAGAAATATTGGAATTTAAAATGTATAAATTATGGGGAAATACATCAACTGCACTTGGTCTTGCATATACTATAACTCTTCCGTCTGGTTTTTTCATAATTCAGGCAATGTAAAAAAATCTTGAGAAGGGTTTCCAGAAATAAAAAAAGATTCATCTATAGTATAAATCTTTTTAACAATTTCATCGCTTTTTTTAAATAACCATCCCTTTATGGTGAATGAAGTATCTGCCGATATTCTAAATGGTTGTGTTGGACCTGCATCATTTGGATATGATAAATTTATTTGTCCACTCCAAAGAACTTCTGTTCTTATTTCATAATTGTTTGCAAATGGAAGTTTCCAAGAAATTATTATATATGGATCACAATAAGGCGCAAAGTTGGTAATAATTTGATCCATGTCCGATTGAAATTTAGTAACAATCGTCATATTAACGCCAATGTTTATAGGAACTGGTTGTGATATTTTTTTAACAAAATCATTACTTAATGAATTATTATTTGGTATGGAGAACCCTTCCAGTTTGTTAAAAACTCTACTGTTATCTCTAGAAATACTGTTTATGCTTACGGCAACTGCAGGTACGGTAAGACCACCCGGAGCTGGTGTATTCAGAGTTGCATATACTCTTTGCTTTGGAGAATAAACAAAATTTACTTTAAATCCACTAGTAGGAGCAACTAATGTTTTAGTATTATCATACCTTTTTATTATAATATCATTAAATGCTGCAACAAATTGTTCTAAAAGAGTTTGTACCTCAAAATTAAAAGTATAGTTTTTCACTTATACTATTTACTTCAAACTAAACGTTCTATAAAGTGTTTGGGTAAATGTTTTTTATTAATTAGAATAGAATTTACTGCATTTCCATCTAATATGTACGTTACGGAATGGTCTTTTTCAGATCTTGTACATCTACCACACATCTGAACTAAAGTATTTAACATTTTCATCATATAATAATTTTTATTTTTATCATATATTTTTTTAATTCTTTTAGAATTTAAAGGTAAAAACGGAGCTTTTATAATAATTTGAAATCTACCCAATTCATCATCTAAACTAACTCCAGTATCTAAAGAAGGGCTTACTAATATGGTATCATCATCTAATCTTTCTTTGTGTTCTAAAAGAATTGCTTCATTAGATTTTCCAATTTCTCGAAAAATAAATCTATCGTTGTCCTTTACCTTCTTTTTTAATTCTTCT